CCGTATATAATCCCGGAATACCTGATTATTTCGAAAAGTCAAGTCTACCACAGAAGCCAATTATTTCGGTTGTTGGAAGAAATGCAAACGAAATTGCAAAAATCGTTAAATTGTTTTTCAGTAAGTATCCTCAATATAGTTGGATTACTTTTGACCCAATGCTTACACAATCAAAGCCACCACTACCAATGCGTAGAGTTGACTATGCAAAAAGGTTACAAGGAAATTTTGCAGCTGTTTGGGTAGATAGGATTTCTTCTCTTGGTACATTTCCATTGGAATGTATGAAATCAGGAGTTATTCCAATTTGTCTAAAACCAGACATTATGCCCGATTATTTAATTGAACGTGGTGAAACCAATAAATTAGTTGATGGTGGCGGAGTTTGGACTGAAAATTTTTATGACATCCCTGTAATTATTGGCGAAGTACTTATAAAATTTCTTGATGATGCAATTTTACCTGAGTTCTACGAATCAATGGATGCTATTGTCGAAAAGTATACCCAAGAAAATGCAGAAAATCAATTGGGTCTTATTTACCAATCATACATTGACCAACGAATTTCATTTTTTGAAGGAATCTTAAATCCTGTAAATGATGCTGTAAATGAGGGAGCAACTGAGGGAGCAACTGAGGGAATAACTGAGGGAGCAAAATAATTTAAAACGTAAAAACATATAAAATGGAAACAAATAAAGTAACAATAATTATTCCTGTACATGAGTATAATGAAGCCATAAGTAATTATTTAAGTAAAGCACTTGAATCGATTGATAAACAGGAGAATATAGAATTTAAACCAATAGTTTTGGTTGTAGCACCACCAAGTGTGTGTCTTGAACTAGAGACAGACGATAAACTTCCAAAAATATTTAAGGTCGTAGTTAATAATGGTAAAACCGATTATCAATCACAAGTAAATCTTGCTGTTGATAGTGTTGAGTCGCCATATTTTAGTATTCTTGAATTTGATGATGAATATAGCCAAACATATTTCAAAAATGTTGAAAGATATGTCACATCATATCCAGAAACCGACATATTCCTAACCATGATGATTGAAGTAAATGATTTAGACCAAGGAATTAAATTGACTAATGAAACAGTATGGTCACAGCAATTTGTCGGAGAAAATGGTGAAATGGGTTATCTTAACATAGGTTCATTGAAGCAATATACTGACTTCAAATTATCTGGTGGTATTATAAAAACCTCTGAATTTCTAAATTTAGGAAAGCTTAAAGTAAATATATTAATGACATTTGCTTATGAACTATTACTCAGGGCGTTAAATAATACTTGTAAGATTTTTATTATACCAAAAATTGGATATAAACACCTTGCAACAAGAGCAGATAGTATGTTTGGACAATACCAATTAAACATGCCTGTTCAGGAAAGAAAGTTTTGGTTTGATACAGCAGTGAAAGAGGCTAATTTTACTAATGATAGAGATATTGATACTTCTAAATTAAATAAGGTTATTTAACCAACAAAAAAGTTAATATTCTTATGAATGAGAAAAGTAAAAGAAAACGAAGCACCATATTTTGCAGAAAGGGAAGAGCAAGCGGTAATTGATTATATAAATTCTGATTCGCAAGAAGAAAAGAATTTTATCTATAACACAGTATTGATTGAACCATTTAGAAAAATGAGTCAATCAATACTTCGAATCTATCCAGTATATAGTGGAAATTTCACCATGTATGAGATTGAAAGTAATGCGGTTACACATTTAATTGAGCATATGATTAAATATAACCCAGATAAAATAACTAAAGCCGGGAACAAAACAAAGGCATATAGTTATTGCCAGACCATCATTAGAAACTTCTATAAAGACCACGGAAAGAAAAGCTATAGTGAAACCAAAACCAATGTTTCATATGATGATTTTGTAGATGAAATAAATGAAAAACCAGAATATTCCTATGAAATCCAAGACGACTCTCGAAACCATTTAGATATCCTAATTGCTACGATTATTGAAAAAATCAATCAAAAAATCGAAGAAGACCCATTAATGAAAAAAAATGAAGCAATTGTTGGCGAATCAATAGTCAACATATTATTGAATTGGGAAATTTTGTTTCAAGAAGAAAGTAAGGATGGAAAGTATAATAAAAAGGTAACAAATAAGTTTGCGAAAAATAAGATTTTATTTTTTATTAAAGAGCAGACCGGACTATCAACAAAGGAAATTAGACTCGCAATTAAACCATTTAAGGATATGTATTTCATCGAAAAAACTGGTTATTTCGATGAATAAAGTTTTTCAAACCATTATAGATAAAGGGCATGGCAATTGTATGCAAGCAGCAATTGCCAGCCTTTTTGATTTAGAGCTTAATGATGTCCCTAACTTTATTGAGCTTGGCGATAAATGGTTTAGCTCAATGTATAAACTTTGTAAAGATAACGGGTATGACATATGTAATATTAATAGAAATAAAGAGGATAATACTGAATTTTTACAAAGGGTTGCTAAGTTTGATGGCGGTGTTAATGGCTATTTATATGCAACTGTAAAGAGTCAAACATTTGATAATGTTTCACATGCAGTAATTATAGACTTAGACTTAAATATTGTCCATGACCCCAATCCAAATCAATTAGCACTTAAATTAACGCCAGATGACGTAATTAGTTTCATGAGTATGCATGATATGGTTATTGGTAAGACGGGCAAATTATTCACACTTGCTGACTGGGATGCTGCAACCGATGATGAAAAAGACGAGAATGTGCATCATGCAACATTAAATACTTCATAATTTTAATTAATCTGTATTTATATATACTAAAACATATAATCATGCCCAGACCTACCAGAAAAAAATTAACATTTGATGAAGATAGTGTTAATAAATTACTTCAAGAGATATACGATGATTCTCATGTAATAAAATCTAAGATTAACAGACTTATGGTTAAATGGGAAACTAAAGTAAAAGAACCCGGTGAAATCGTTGCACTTGGTGATACTATTATTAAACTTATAACTGCTGAATCAAAGAATCAAGACCAAAAAATTATGTTACTTAAGTACCTAAAAGAAGTGGTATTTGAAAATAGAAAATTAAGTGGCAATGGTGACGCAAAGAATGAGGACACAGGAACTACATCAGATGACCGCAGAAATGAGCTTATTACTATGGTTCACGAAGAATTGGAGAGAAAAAAAATATTACAAAACGATAATAACTAATGAGTTTAAGTAGTAATAAAAAAAACATATTTACAACAATTGGTGCATATACTTCATTAAATCAAGATGGAAAAATGCCCGATACTACTAATGTATTTCCTTCAATTAACAATAAAAAGGACATTGTTCCTTTTTTGCTTGATATATTAAAGGTTGTGGTTGGGAGTGATGCCCTAAAACAATTAACTGGCGAACTATTTACTAATTTTATAAAGAAAATTGAACCAAAAGTAAAAACAGCCATAAAAAAACAAGTTACTCAACATAATGCCAATGACCCATTACCTAGTGGAAGCACCAATACATATAATATTTCATTAAAAAAACTTGATGTATATGGAAAGCTTAAGCAACCAACTCTTGATGTTTTAGGAAATTTAAGAAACGATTTTGACTCACCAGAATCATTTGATAATATTATGATTAACGCAATTAATAATCCGGGTGTTGATAAAACATTTGGAAGTGCGTTAACAATTAAATACAATACTGCCGATGATAGCGTAGACTTAACTCCAATTAATTCTGGAGGAACAACTATTGGTGAATGGCTAATGTTATTTATTGGGTCAATGATTATCATCAACACTAAAGAATTGGTTGCTAATGTAGTGGATGCTATTTATGGCACAATTAGTGCAGAGTTGAAAAAAACACCAGAAGAAAAAAAGATTGAACTTGAAATTGATTCTGTTATTGAACAACTGATTGATGACGATAATGATAGCTTTATTGTAAATCCTCAAAATTTTAACGAAATATCAAATAATTCTAAAAATATATCAAAAGGGGTAATCGAATACGATATGGGCTGTGGCTTAATTTCAGCCTC